AATGGTCAGGGTGAAAACGTCATGCGTGGTCACGCCTTCATAGACCACGAGCGCCTTACGTTCGCGCTGTGCGTCAGGGTCAGTCGGGAACGCGGCGCTCACCTGCGTCTTATCCCCTACCCACATCGTATCCTGATGCACGCCCAAAATCAGGTTCGCGGTAGCTGTTTCCAGTGCCGCGAGGTCGGTGAGGTAACCAGGCAGGGATACCGCCGTGATTGCCCCGTTGTAAACTTTCAGGCTGGATTTCTCTTTGGAGAAGTCCGCAATGCTGAGAACTGCATAATGGTCTGCCATGCCTAACCCCCTGTTGACTTGAGCGCCAGTCCGCTTTAAAGCGCGTTGGGCGCATTTTATTGATGAGAACTATTACGATAACACCATTAAATATTAAATATGTTGATTTGTCAATCAACATTGATTTACCTGTCAACATCTTCGGTTAATGGCAACCTGTAGGTATCTTCGGGGAACAAACAGGCGGGGATAATCGGGGTCTTCTACGATGTCGTACAAATCCAGCAGCGTTTTAAGCACGGCAAAACCAGCATCAGCAGCCGCTAACACTGCTGGAAACAGACTATCGTTGCTGATTTCCATCAATGCCTGCCAACTCAGGGCAGCCACTTCGGTAAAGGCTTCGTCGCACCCTTCTGCCGCGCTTTCATCAGCGGTATCCAGTTCAAGCAGTTCACGTAACCCTTTTGACCAGCGAATAAGGGCTTTGCCAGCCATCCCACGCGCGTATTCAACAAAAAGGGCTGCATCAGCATCCGAACCTCTATATGCAGCCTCCAATAGCGCAAACGGCGTTTTACCGCCCTTGCGGGCAATTTTCGAGTGACCATGAGACAACTCCATTTCGACTGAGTGACCGCCTTCTTCTGGCAGCCGCCCGAACTTGTTTATGTAGTCTGATATTCTCTCGCTACCTTCTTCGATTTTCAGACCGTGTTCTGCCGTTGCAATTCCTCCAACTTTCTTAACTGCCAAAATCCAGCGCTTCGAGAGCGTTTCTTCAAAGTCTTCGGGAATATCCCCCGATACAAACAACAATTCATGGTAGTGAGGATGCCAACCGTTTTGACCATGCGTGACTTCGGCGGCGCGTGCGCTTCCCTCAATGCCCACAGCCGCCTTGATACTTTGATAACCACGTCCCGCGAGAAAGTATTTCCTACGCGCCAGTGATATATTTGATAGCACATATTCGAGAGGTTCCCCCAGGTGATGGCTCAAAGTGTAGGTTATATGCAGCACGCGCCATCCTTTGGCGTATGCAGCAGTGCAAGCAGCCGCCAGTTCTTTGGCGTGCCGCATAGCGATTTTTGGAGCGCAAACGGGGCATACTGCCGAATCGCAGGTATGCACGCCCGCAAGGCGTGATCGCTCACCATTTGTTTCAATTGTCGCGTAGATTGTGCCGTGGGCTGTGGTTCGGTGGCAGGACTGGATACGATGCTTATCAGGCAAGATAGATCGTGCTGTTTTCTGTAGCTGGAAACGTTTCTTCTTTTGCTCGGCTTTTTTGGTTCGGGACGCAAAGTCCGCATTGTTCCCAAGAGGCTGCCGCTGCGCGGCAGCAGAAGATGAAACGCGCTTGTGTAAGCGGCGCTTAATGGCTATAGTTTGATCTGGCGTTCTGGTTGCCGTTCCGGGTGTCATCCGGGCTGTAACCTCAATTCTGGTTTGGTGGTGGAGCTTTAATCCTGACAGAAGCGGCACTACCAACAAGCTCAATATGAAGATAAACCTCAATGGCAGTGTATCGCAGTTTTAATATTACCGCAAATCACGCCCCGACTGTTGACCATAACTATAAGTTACAGTTAAGGTTTAGAACCTGCGTTCTACTACTATTAACAATTGCTCAACCATTCCTCATCGCGGTAGATTGTTTCGACTGGCTCATATCGCTTATCTACCTCAACGACCTCAACAACTTGTTCCGGGCTGTGTCCGGTCATCCGCTGGAAGTTGTGCCACATTTCTTCCACAGTGTCAGCCCCAACGATAACCGAATATTCTTGGTCATACCAACCAGTCCGGTTATCCCAACGGTCTACAAAATAGGTCACATCAAACGTTCTCATGCACTTACCCTGCTTTCTGTTCGATATTTGCTTGTCTGATTTCTATCCTCAATTCACCCTCATCGGCTGCATTGGTCAGCCAGCGTATCAACTGGTGCATTACCTCAACGGCATCAGGCGAACCGCAATAGGTTCTCAGTTCATCAATCGCTTTTTTGGCGTTGTCTATGGCTTTCTGCTTTTTGAACTGCTTACGATGATTGATGCTACGGCAGGTAGCGCCACAAAATTTGGCATCATAGCGCGAACTATCGAACTGGTTACCGCACTCCTCACAATAGTGCGAGTGCCACTGTGCGCGGGTCTTATTCGTGTTTGTCATGGTCGTTATTTCCTGTTGCGTTCATTTGCAACAGTATAGCGCGATCGCGGTTATGTTGCAAGTGGTTGCAACGGTTTCTCGCTTTTCACTTCGCCAGTGGGGCAAGCCAGCAAACCGCGAAGAGAGCGCGGTTAGCTGGGGCTAAAAAGTGTGGGGCGGTTCGCTCTGTCAAGATGAAAAAGGTTTCCCAACTGAGGGGAACTTCCTTTTTCAGTTCTTGACAGGCTCACTCGCTATTGGTTGCGCTCACGCGGCGCGTAGGGGTCATCGTGGCGGGTTTTGTTTAGGCAAGCCATCAATGTCCGATGCTGCAATAGAAAGACCAGCCCCAGCAGCCCCAGCAGCATTAACAAGCCAAAGTCCATCATAGTAACCTCACACTGCAATAACGCACACTTCGCCGCGCACATCAGCTATACGGCTGACATGCTGGTGTCTGAATTTGATTGTGTCAAACACAGTGCCAGCCCCGGTTGTGCTATCAATAGCGTTTACGCTGGAATTGGTTGACCAAATATAACCACCATCGTTCGGACGGTTAAATGAGAACACTGTCAGAACCAATGCACCATCTAACCATAATTCACACTGTCCGGTATTGTTCGTAAAGCCAGACCCTGATACGGTCTGGCTCTGATAGGTGAACTGGACAAGCTCAACGTCCATCCCGAAGGCTATTTCAAATTCTGCCGCGTCACCCAGAGCAGCAGCCCGCGCAAACCGCATGTTGGGCGGATCATCAACCCACGCGCCGGAAACAATATCGGCATAGATAGACCCAGTGTCATAACAGGTTTCTTCGGCGCACTCCTCACAAAGCAATTCCCAGTCCGAAGAAGCATCGTCAACCGCCAGCAGCAGCAGCGTTGAACGTTGCTGTATTGCAGTTTGTGATAAATGCACGCGCACCCGCATTACCAACAGCATTCGGCAACTGGTCGAAGCGCACAGGCGTTGTCTGAACCGAAGCACAGGTAACAGCTCCGAAGTTTACCTGAATGTATTCAATAAGTGTCGTAACAGAACAACGACGGGCATCGCCTTGGTTGGTTACGAACAAGGGCAACTGATCTCCACCGGAAACCTGTGTGACAGTTGGTAGCTGATTAATGGTAGGCATGTTTAACTCCAATCAAGGGGGCCATCAGGCCCAGCATCTATAGGGTCGGCAGGGCGAGGGACGAATGGGTTATCCCAACGCCAAGGCTTGTTGCCCTGTCCGGTTGGCATTGTCTGTGGAAGTTGTTGTTCAAGCGGGAATGTCGCACTCATGCTTGCTGCGTATACCTTGAAAACATCGCATTCCTTGGTAGTGGCTTTAACGAAGCTCCAGGCGTTTATCTTGGCGGCAATGCTAAAGCGAATAAAATCAGCACGCAAGAGATAGACCAAATCCTGCTTCAGTTTACCGAATTGGAATTGTCTACGGTTAAGCTAGAAGCGCGTAACGATAAGGCGCACGAGCATCTGTATATTCACTTGCCAGATCGCACGCTTGTATTTGATGGCGCAGCATCGCAGGACTTGGGGCAGCCAGTTTGGTTCACTCTGACAAGCAGCTTGATAGGTTTCTCGAAGTATCGCGCACAGAATCTTGTGTGGTGCTATGACAAGTGGCTGGTGGGCGACCCAACAAGCACATCTGTAGGCTACATGGTTAGCAACATTTCAACCCATTACGGGCAAAAGGTGCGTTGGGAATTTGGCACGACGATTGTTTACAACGAAGGTCGTGGTGCAATCATTCAGAACCTAGAGCTTGTTGGTCTAACTGGCTCAGTTGCCTATGGCACAGACCCGACAATCAACACCAGCTATTCGACTGATGGCGAGACATGGAGCCAACAGAAGTTCATCAATGCTGGCAAGACAGGGCAGCGTGCAAAGCGTTTGGTATGGTTCCAGCAGGGTTGGATGCGTAACTGGCGCATACAGCGATTCCAAGGCACGTCAGACGCGCATATGTCTTTTGCCAGACTAGAGGCGGCAATCGAGCCGTTGGCTTACTGATATGGTTCAGAGGCTCAATCTTACCCGCGACCAACTGGCGTCGTTCCTGCAAGATCATGAACAGATTAAGCAGTTTGAACTGTTGTTTTCCAGCACTAACGCTAACTCTATTTTGATTGATGAAGTGAGCATTAATGCTGGCAATGCGAACGCATCCGCCAATGAAGCATTGTCACAGACCGAAGCCATCTCACAGATTCTTGAACAGATTGCTTTAGCGCCAAGAAGCGAACTTGGCACAATGTCAGAACTGCAACAGGCTAATGTGCCGTGGCTTCAATTTAGCACCCAGCCCAGCGGGTATCCAACTGGCCCAGACGCAAATGGCACTGTCTACTGGGACGATGCTGACGCCATCAAGACTCTAAACATCGTCATGGAAGATAGTGGCGAAGTCATACAGCACGTTGGCGAAGAAACATATTACCGCGTTAAAGCGTCGGCTGCGATAACCATTGGCCAAGTCGTTATGTTTACAGGGACTGTAGGTGCATCCGGTGGCTTACGCGCCGCTCCTGCTACTGGCCTATCCCCTACGCAAAGCGAATATATCATGGGAATCGCAACCCAAAACATAGCTAATAATCAATGGGGATACGTTACTTGGTTCGGTGAAGTCAAAAAAGTCAACACAACGGGCGGCGCTGAAGCATGGGTTGACGGACAAATACTGTATTATAACCCTGCCGTGGCTGGTGGCTTGACAAAGAATGTTCCTTCAGCACCAAACCCTAAAGTGATTGTGGCGTCGGTCGTTCACGCAGCAACCAATGGCATATTGTTTGTCCGCCCTACTTTTGGCTCGGCGCTTGGTGCGACAGACAGTAACGTTGAGATTAGCGGTCTAGCAAACAACGATATGCTGCTTTACGATGGTGTGCAGTTACGGTGGGAAAATAAAGCTCCCGCTGCCATCCGCACCGCTTTAGGGCTTGGAACAATGGCGCTGAAAAATATCGGCGTATCAGGCACGTTTACAACGGCAGACTCGCCAGCTAAAACGGTTACAGTAACCGACGGCATCATCACGAGCATAGTGTAAGGAATCTGAAATGGCTGTTTCAACAAGAGTTCTTATTCCAGCAAAGATTGCTGAGAACGCGCAAACAACGCAATACACTGCGACGAACGTCACAGCTATCATCGACAAGTTCACCGCAACGAACTACAGCGCAACGGCTGCGACGATTAGCGTCAACCTTGTCACAGTATCTGGCAGCGCAGGTAATGACAACCTTATCGTCAAAAGCAAAACGCTTCAGCCATCGGAAACCTATACGTTCCCTGAGCTAGTCGGCCAGGTGCTTGCGTCTGGTGGATTTATTTCAACTATTGCGGGAACGGCTACAGCCATCAACATTCGCGCATCTGGACGGGAGATAACATGATGAAAAAGCCCATGATGATTATTGAAGGATTCGCTGGTCTACGTGAGAGCGAACCATTCATCACTACCGCTGAGAACAAGAAGAACACCAAGATCGTGATCGACGATTGGATGCTTGGCCCTGAGAAACCTAGCAATGAGCGTGGCGCTAATTCCAAATACTGGATTGCGCTTGGCAAGGCTATGCAGGTGGATGAGGCTGAAGCCCGTCGTCGTCGCTGCTCACTTTGTTCTTACTACGACAACTCCACAATGACACAGGCAAAGATGGACAAGATACCTTGGAACCAGTGGGATGTAGAAGCCGGATTCCGTGGCTACTGCACGAAATTTGATTTCATCTGTCATGATTTACGCTCTTGTCAAGCGTTTGAAGAACGAGAGTTTGAATTTGAAGATTGATTGTGTTATGGCTGAGAAACCGAGCGTTGACGAGCAGCCGGTAGCTCAGTAGCAGAAAGTCTACTATGCTTAAAAGCGGAACGCCTGAATACTGGTTGCGTCGAAACTTCGTTGAGGTTCTAGACTTGCCTGATGACGCCATTGAATGGCTCATTGACCTGTGGCAAGTTGTCCAGCTTTTTGATGATATTGTTGATGGCGACAAGATTGATCGAGACGATGCTGATGCAGCTATCTGGGCTGCGCTAGTAGGATTGCCAGCTAATCCGTTTTATCAAGCCCATTTCACAGTTCTGCTCCCCCTTGTCAGCACTGCAATCCTGAAGTGGAAGGCATCTGACACTGTTGAGCTAGCCGGTAATGCCTGCGCTACTAGCTTTGTTTGGCGTGCTGGGTATTATGATATTGTCCTTGCTACAGTGCAGTTAGTTCACGGCACACAGGCAGCAATGGAAATAGGTCACGTTGTGCTAAAGCTTTATGGCGAAAGCCTTGAGGAATATATGAAGGAAATGTCTAATGCCTGATCCAGTAACGGCGCTTGTTGTAGGCGGCACATCTTTAGCAGGCAGTGCCATGGGTGCTAAAGCCGCAAAGAGCGCTGGCCAGCTTCAGTATGATGCTAGTCAAGCTGGCGTCGCTGAAACAAGGGCTGCTCGTGAAGAAATGCGTGGCTTGTTGCAGCCGTATGTAGCTGCGGGTGGCCCTGCCCTTCAAGCACAGATGGCGGCATTAGGACTTGCTGGCCCAGAGGCGCAACAAGAATATGTTGCAGGCCAAGAGCAAAGCCCAGCGTTTCAAGCTTTGGCGCGGCAGCAAGAGGAAGCTCTTTTGCAGAACGCATCGGCAACTGGCGGACTTCGTGGTGGCAACGTTCAAGGCGCATTAGCGCAGTTCCGTCCAGCACTTCTGAATCAGTTCCTTGAGCAACAGTATGGCCGCTTGGGTGGATTGACAGCACTTGGTCAGCAATCGGCTGCTGGCGTAGGAACGGCTGGTATGCAATCGGCTGGTTCTATTGCAGACCTCCTAGCTCAAGGTGGAGCAGCACGGGCTGGCGCAAAACTAGGCGCTGCTAGCGCTTGGCAGCAATCACTAAATCTACCAGCACAGTTCGCTGGCTTGGCAATCGGCAGAGGATATTGAGGTAACTTATGGTTCAGCCTTATGATTATACACTCAAAACTCCATCTCCTAGTGAGACCTTCTTTAAGTCCATACAATTAGGGCAGCAACAACAGCAAGCTGAAGCCCAACGTGATATGGCAAGGCTAAAGCGTGACGAATTTGCATTGCAGAAGCAGTTTCAAGGTGATGTTGCGTCTTGGGTAAATAACCCAACTCCTGAAGGATTCCGTCAATTAACATCTAAATATCCCAGCGAGTTTACGGCGCTTGCTGGCGTACAAAAGGCTGTTGGTGATGTTGACCGTCCAGCTATTCGCAATGTGTCCGTCGATGCTTTGATGGCCCACAGAAACAATCAGCCAGAGCAAGTGCTGTCAATTTTAGATCAGCGCATTGAAGCAGCGCAAGACAATCCACAGCTTCAAAAAAGATTGCAAGATATGAAAAAAGGTTATCAATTATATAAGGATAATCCAAAGCTTCAAGAATCCGGAATCGTCACCGTGCTTGCTCAGGATGATGAAGGCGCAAAAATATATGATAAGGCATTTAAACAGACTGAGCCTTATGAAAATGTGTCTGGGATTGGTATTGTTCTGAAGTCAGACATTGAACGTGCTGTGGCAGAAGCAGAAAGAACCGGAAATCCAGATGTAAATGTAAAGCCAATTATTCCAGAGGCAGCAGTTTCTAAACTAAAGGCTGGCGCAGTTACACCTCAGAAGTTCGATAGCATTTTTGGCCCTGGCAGTGCTGCCAAAGTTATGGGGACTGGAGGTCAGACGGCGACTCCGTCTGGCAACTTTCAAGGGCAGTGACATTAATCCAATACAGGATTTAGGCGCATTAGGCTTTAATCCGACAAGTGGATTCAGAACGCAAAAGCATCAAGAGGCATTGGTTGCACAGGGATTAACAACAACAAAGTCTGGATCACACCCTAAAGGTGACGCGCTTGACTTTTTCCCACCAAAAGGAATGAAGATGTCTGAAGCGATTGCATTGGTGAAACGAACATACCCAGGCACTCGCGTTGCTGCTAGTAACAAAGGTGCATTGCACATAACGTTCCCTGGCTGGGGTAAAGCCCCTGATGTAAGTCGTTCTCGTGAAAGATATGGTGATTAATATGGCGACCCCTGATGATGCAGCATTTGAAAAAGAGTTCGGCAGCTACAAGCCTGCCGCAACTACCGTTCCTATTAGGACTATCCGCCCTATCATCGGAGGTGAATCGTCAGAGGCTGCTGCTGCCCGTCGTGCTGCTGAACAGCGTGCTGCTGCTGGTGAAACACGAGAACAAGAAAGTGCTCGTCTTGCTCAGGAGGCAGCAGATCGCGCTGCCCGTGGAGAGAGCCGTGACATAGAGGAAAAAGGGTTTTCCCGAATTGGTTCATTGAGAACTGAATTCTTAGGCATTCCAGAAGTCAAGGAATTCCGTCAGGTTCAAAACGCCACCCGTCAAATTATTGATTTGACAAGCAAAGGCACGCCAATTGGAAACATTGGTTCAGTCTTTTCTTTGATGAAGATTCTAGACCCAGGCTCTACTGTTCGTGAGGGTGAAGCGGCTTCTGTGCAAAATGCGGCTGGCGTACCAGACCGTTTCCGCAACGCTTATAACCAGCTACTTTCTGGCGAGGGTTTGTCTGTTGCCCAGCGCACCGATATGGCTGACGTTGCGCGGTCTATCTACAACCAAAGGCTTCAAGGCTACAACTCTTTGGCGGAAACCTATCGTGGGTTGATGACAGATCAAGGCGCAGACCCTGACAAGCAAGGTATAGCTCTTGCTACTCCATATGAAATGAAAGCGGCTGCTGCTCAAGATGGCGCTAAGGGTATTCCTGCGTTGCAGATTGCTGAAGGTGACCGCATCTCCACAGACCGCGACATTGAGATTGCAAGTCTTTTGCAAGGCGCTTGGCAAAGCGGAAAGACTATTGATGAAGTCAACGCATTGGCAATTGAATTAGGCACTGAGCCTCTGCCACCACAAACTATTGAAGCTTTGCAATCTGACACTGCTCGCCAAATTAGATTCACTCCGAATCGCTCCGGTGTTCGTGAAGGTGCTGGCCCAGGCATGGGTTCAGCATTGGCGGCTGGATCAATTCGTGGCCTCACTGGAAACCTTGCTGAAGAAGCGTTGGCATTGGCTGATCCTGCTGCTGCTGCAAAGCTACAAGCGGCTGGTGAGTTTGCCCAGCAAGAATTCCCTGTATCTACAATGGTCGGTGAAGTCATTGGCGGCGCACTGTCACCGCTTTCTCGTGTAGGCCCAGGTGGCACTATAGCAGGCGAAGCATTGCGTGGTGGCATCTACGGTGGCCTATATGGTGCGGGTGAAGCTGCTCCCGATGCCGGCATCTTGGAACGTGCATTGCCAGCCGTTGTTGGCCTGACCACT